CATGCCCCGGTGGTAGCGGGCGCCGGGCAGCAATTCGTTCACAGCCGCCACCAGTCCGGCGCACCGGTCGCCCGTCACCAGCCTCACGCCCTTGAGGCCGCGCGCGAGCATGCCTTTGATGAATTCGCGCCAGCTTTCCGAGTCCTCCTTCATGCCCTCGGCCACCGAAAGCACCTCGCGCCGCCCGTCCATACCGACGCCGACGGCCACCAGGATGCTCACGTTCTCCACGGACCCGCCCCAGCACCTTTTGTGCCACACGCCGTCCATGAACAGGTACGGGTAATCCTGTTCGAGGGGCCTGCCACGCCATTCGTCGATGTCGGCGTATACCTTCTTGAGCTTGTCGCTCAGGGTCTGCGAGGGCATGCGGTCGCCCCACAGCAGCTGGCTGACATCGTCGACCTGCCGGGTGGAGACGCCGGCCAAATACATGTCGATCAGCGCCTCCTCGACGCTCTCCTCGCGCCGACGGTATCGTTCGATCACCGCCGACTCGAACACCGCCCCTTTCAGTTTCGGCACCTTGAGACTCATCTTGCCGGCCTTGACGGTCAGGTCGCGCTCGTAGTGGCCGGCCCGGTAGGCCTTCCGCTCCCCTTCCGCAGAGACTTCATCCTGTCACACCCAACCTATGACAATTTGACCGTGACCGTTAGACGCCACGAGGAAGAAGAAGACGGCAAATGGGCCGGATTCTTCCACATCACCAGCACTGAAGACCATGCCACCGGGGAACGAATCACGGATGTCCGACGCTGCGAGCGCATACGATATCCACGACCCACCGTCCAGTATTGCCGTCAATGCCCGCAATGCGCCTACACAATCTGCGAGAAACCAATGGTCTGGAAGGAACCATGGAGAGGACGGACAAGGGTGAACATCCTCGTGGACCCGGAGCGTTATCTGGTGGTGTTGGAACCGCATCCAGAGAAGCCCCGGCCATACTGCATGCTCGTCACCGCTTACTATCTAGATCAGGAACACAGCTACAGAAAACAGCTGCGCCGCTACGAGCAGGCCAAGAATCGTGGAGACAAAATACAGTAGAAAGAAACAAGGGCCGCCGCAGCGACCCAGGAAACTCCTTCTACAACTAGGCAGATGAGCTACTTCTTTTCTTGCACACGACACTCCAGAAGTCAAATCAAACATCACAAGCTAAAAACAGAAATAATCGGAGACCGGCCACAGGAGCAAAGGAATTCTCGACCCAAAGTCCTACTCCCCATTCGGGAACCCAGCCGTAATCCACAAAGCCGATCCCCTCCCACAAGTTAAGTCCGCGAGCGCCGGGACTGTCAATGTCGGTGTGTCCATACGGGCACGGAAAGGTCGCATCATGAACCGCGATGCAGGCATCATCGACGCGGTGAGGCGAACGGAGACTGTCTCTTTTCCGCCGCTGTCGCCACGAATGAGTTATGGGCGGATGCGAATGGCGTTGTACGACGTGGCTCCGGAGCTTAACGTGTCCAGCGCGCTCCTTCCCGGTATATTGGACGGAATCTACTGCCTGGAGACGAACACGATCCTCATCGACCGGCGCATCACCTACACGCGCAAACGTTGCACGCTCGTGCACGAGCTCGTCCACTGGAGGCACGGCGACGACACCACAAGCGGCTGCATGGGCGGCAAGATGGAACGCCGCTGCCGAAGGGAGACCGCCATACTGCTCATCGACCCGGCGGAATACGCTTTGGCGGAACGAATGTACGATGGCGACCCCTACCAGATGGCCGCCGAACTCAACGTCACCGTCCAAATCATCGAAGACTACAGGGCGCTGCTCTATGAGCACGTGAGATGAAGATGGAGCATACCTATGGCACGAGTGTTCATCGTTGACCGTTGGCTCAAAAACGACGAGAACGGCAATCCGCCGACTGCTGCGATGAAGCGCAGTCTCGCCAACGCCAAAGACCCCATGAAGGCCAAGGTGCCCGCCGAACACCGCAGCAGCACCTACGGAAAGTACGACCGCTGGCGATGCCGCTGGTACGCCGAGGCACAGGGCGTGAAGACCGAGAAGTCCAAAACGTTCCGGCTCCTGTCGGACGCGGAGGAGTTCAAAGCCGCCATGGAGGACGACATCAGGCGCGGCCGCTACCACGACCCCAAGCTCGCGCAGAAGCCATTCCGTCGGGTCGCCGAGGAGTGGACGGCAACGAAAGCCGACATCAAACCCGGCACCCTGCGCCGCTACAAGCGAGAACTTAGAATCTACATCAACCCCCAATGGGGCGACACCCCCATAGGGGACATCAAGACGGAAGCGATACAGAAATGGGTGAACCAACTGTCGGAGGGCGGCTATCCGGCCGACAGAAAACGCGGAACGGAAAACACTCGCGCGTTGAAGCCACGGTCGATCCGCAACATCGTGCGCGTGGTCATGGGCGGTGTGCTCGGCCATGCTCTGAAACAGGGATATATCACCGCGAATCCCATGCAGTCCGTCGCCACTCCACGCGTCGTCGACGATGACGACGACATGGTATTTCTCTCGATTCCCGAGGTGGAGGATCTAGCCATCGAGGCCGGCAGAGTAAAGAACGACCCGCAGGACACGCTCATCGTTCGATGGCAGGCCTACGTCGGGCCGCGCATCGGCGAGACCTTCGCTCTGCAGGTCAAGGACATGGACTTTCCCCGTCGGCGAGCGCGCATCCGCCGCACCTGGGCGGAGGATAAGGACGGGAAGATGATTCTCGGTTCCCCGAAAAACGGGAAGGCGCGTTGGGTGGCGTTCCCTGAATTTCTTGTGGCTGGTTTGGAACGTCAGTGCGATGGGCGTGATCCTGATGATTATGTGTTCCGTGCGGCCCGTGGCGGCAATCTGTGGGTCAACACGTGGAGGTCGCGCATTTGGAGTCCGGCCGTCAGGCGTGCGGGTATGGAGGATTCCGGCGTGCGCATCCACGACCTGCGCCACACGTATGCGAGCATCGCGATTGCCAACGGCTGCGACGTGAAGACGTTGCAGTCCCAGTTGGGGCATTCGAGCGCTATGGTCACGCTTGACACGTATGCGCGGTTGTGGCCGGAGAAGCTGGATGAGGTGGCCGATGCTGTGGGCCGTGCCAGGGCGGAGGAACTGGACGAGGCGGCGTAGGTTCTGCGGTCATCGGATAAAATCGGATAAATCGGTTTGAACCGGATAAAAGGAAAAACCCCGGAATCGTTGAGATTCCGGGGTTTCTGGTCGGGCTAGCCGGATTTGAACCGGCGACATCCTGCTTGTATTCGACCTGTTTTCAGCGTTCTCCGTTAAATTCAGTAAGACCCAGAAAGGTTGGAATTTCAACGTTTTCCACCCATATGGTTTATTCGTTGAGTTCGGTGAGATATGCCGTTTTCAGAGGTCATCGGATAAAAATCGGATAAATTTACACCATGCTCGGATCGCGCTCACAACGTGAAAATCGGCCCCGCCCAGCAAGCAGACAGCTCAAATCGAGCTGACCTGCAGGCTGGACGGGGCCGAATTATGTGCAGTGGTTATTTGGCGATGTGTGGGCGTACGAGGTCGGTGACCTGCTGGGAGCGGCCCCACCATGGTGAGCCGTTGTTGCCGTGGATGAGCTTGCAGCCGGCCATCTCCAGGAGTTTGGCCTGGTCGGGATGGGTGAGCGGCACGTTGCCGCTCTCCGGCGACCAGTAGTAGATCAGACCGGTGTCGTCGTTGCGGATCATGACCGATGCCATTGGGGTATCCTCCTCACGGGTTGGGTTTGACTGCGCGCCCACGTAGCGCAAATAGCAGTCCCACGGGTAGTTGTAGTAGTTGCTGATGTTGGTTTCTGAGCCGGTCTGGTCGCCCACATAACCGGAGATCGTGCCGGACTCGCTGATACTGGCTTGGGCCAAGAGGCCCCCTCCGATATAGACTGCGACGTGGTTGGCGTCATTGAGCAGGATGTCCCCGGGTTGCGGGTTACCGTCGACCGGGAGCCGTTGCCAGCCGCGCGCCGTCAAGTTAGCGGACAAATTGCCCGTGTAAGTGGCGCTGCCGGTATCAAAGCCCGCCTCCCGCAGGCAATGGATGACCAGTGAGCTGCAATCGCAGTTGCCAGCCGAAGGATTGAAATTCCAACGGTCAAACTGCGAATAACCCATGTTGGCGGTCACACACCAGTAGGTCATGCGGTTGATGAGAGTGGTCAGGCTGGCCATGCTCACTCCGCGTCGGGCAGCGACGCGTCCGCATGGGCTTTGAGGGCCTGTTCGAAAGCGTCGATATCATCCTGTGTCAGGCCCGTGGTCTCGGGCGGGAGGCTGGTGCCCTGCGTGGCGGCGATGGTGCCGTTTTTGATGGCCGTGGTGAGCTGCTGGCCCTGCACCGCCGCCTCGGTCACGTTATTGTTGCGCCACCACGCGTACACGGATGCGATGACGGCGATGACGCCGGTGATCGCCGTGCTCACCTGGTCCGAGGTGAACGGAAGCTGGCTGATGCCCGCGATGGACAGGCCGGTCTGGACGACGCTGAACAGCTGGACGAGCAGCAGCATGATGGATTTCGTGCGCTCCACGGTCAGACCTGGAATCGTGGTGGTGTTGGCGGCCTTGTGGTCGGCCACGCCTTTGGTGTTTGCCATTGGTGTTCCTTTCTATTGGTGGTGGTTTCCTCCGCGCCGGAGGTCGTTGACCTCGTGGCGCAGTTCGATGAGGTTCTGCTCGGTAGTGGTGATGCGACGATTGACGGTCGCGAACTCGCCGTTCATGTCGTCACGCAGACCGTCTACCGCGCCGCGCAATGATTCGATGGCGTCCAATGTGCGCAGGGCCTTGTCGTCGAGGTCGTCGCGCAACGGCATCTCATGGTTGTTCGTTATCTCGCCGCGCGTCGCCCGATCCCTCTCGTCCCCTCTGTGGTTGATCCAGATGGCGGTGACGATCTGGGCGGCGAGCACCAGGGCGCTCACCACGATGTACGCCCATGCGGGCAATCCCTCGGGCAGGTTCATGCACGGCTCCTACGGTAGGGAAAACCCACACGCAGATCCGCATGGAACGGCCATGATGCGTGTGGGTTTTGGAGGTATGAAATGTTGCTGAATGAGTATTGGGACGAGTCGTATTGGCCGTCATGTGGCAGGCTGCGCGAATGCACGCGCGTCGGATATGCGAGTGCATGGCGACGTCACATACGACCCGAATTGGGTGACATGGACCTGGCTGACCTGACAGGGCCGCGTATCCAATCGTGGCTGGACTCGATCACGTCGGCCGGAGCGGCGCGTAAGGCGTGGGCCGTATTGCGGCAGATGCTGCGTTCGGCGGTGCGGCTCGGATTACTGGATGCGGACGTGACCGGCAGGGTCACGCCACCGAAACCGAGCGGTTATGAACCGGAGGTTTTGGATATCCGCCAGATACGCCAGTTGCTGCAGGGTTTCCACGGGCATGAGCTCGAGGCATGGCTGATCTGCAGCGTATGCCTCGGATTGCGCACCGAAGAAGCCCTCGGATTGGAATGGCAGGATCTGAACCTCAACACCGGCAAGGTCAGGGTCCAGCGCGGCCTGCAATGGGTGGACGGGCACGAGGTAATCGTAGATCCAAAAACCGAGTTGAGCCGTCGCACCATCGTGCTGCCGCGATTCGCGGTACTTCGACTCCGTGAAATCAGGCCACGAGACGGTGGCCGACTCATCGGCTCGTTGAATCCCGGCCAGGTCGCTCGTCGCTACGCCACATGGTGCAGATCGCAGAACCTGCCGTATGTGCCGAGACGGAACCTGCGCCATAGCTGGGCGTCCACCGCGTTAGGCGCCGGCGTAGATGTGGCGGTGGTCAGTCGAGCACTCGGCCACTCCAGCATCGCTACAACAGCCCGCTACTACCTGCGCCCAGACAGTGAAGTACTCCGCGAAGCGCAACGCACATGGGAGCACGCCCTCATACGTTGATAGGGATTCGCTAACCCCTATACGGTCCGGCAAAAAACGCGACGTTCACCGGCAGCGTCGCTAACGTCCTGTCCGATGCGGAATACCGTGCCCTGGTCGGCCGGAGCTACACTGGTGGCGATGTGGTTGTTTTCACGCCCGTCACCACCGGCGTGGATACGGCGCTGGTCGCATGCTACGACGTGCCCCATAAGGTCGTCCGCGCCATCCAGGTCGGCACCCAGCAGAACATCACGATGGATGTCCGGTTTGCGGTGATCCCCGCCGTCTAACGCGCGCCGAGAATCCTCGTGATGGTCAGGCACTGCGTGTCTGACGTGTTGCCTTCCATCACGTGGATTCGGTGTCCGATGATCTGCACGCTCGTGTCGGCGATCCGGACGAGAGTGGCCTTGCCTGACGCGAGCCCGTTCACGAAATTCATGCCGACGAATGAGAGGACGATCGATCCTGCTTCGGCGGCAGTGTGGAACAGCCTCGGGTAATGGTCATCATCATTACCCTCGATGATCAGCTCGCGGAAATCCGTGATCGATTCGGCGAGCGGGAGGGTGCCGGTTTTGCCGCTGGTGCCCTCCCATAGGACGGTGGGGGTTAGCGAAAACTATGCAGCCACGTATTGCATCTGGAACCGTATTTTTTCGTTAGCAGCAACCGCAAGTTCAGTGCTTCGCGGGGTCCATGTCAAAGATCCTGCTGAGTCGATTGTTGTAACAATCAATCGGCTCCAGTTACCATCCGAGGCAATGCACTGAACCTCGGACCGCGCGGCTATGGGCTTCGGCAGAATTCCTTCTTGCAAGATAATGCGGTTGACTCCTATGGCATCCACAAATCGCTGATAATAATAGGCCTCCACAGAAACGAGTACCGCATTGTCTTGCCTCCACCATCGGACTTTGCCTAACAGTGCAAAAAGGCTACTCGTCCCCGACTGGGTTAGCGAATCCCACATGTCCTTCATTGGTTTCAGCACGTTGAAGAGCGGGACGAGGGTACCGACGGTGATGCCGTTGATCGGGATGCGGTAGAGGAGCATGTCGTGGGTGGTGACGCCGTCGAGAATCGAACCCGTGTTGTGGGCGGGGTCCGCCGGGGTGCCGGTGGTGCTTGTGCCCTTGATGATGACGAGCGTACAGGCTTCGATGTTGGTGGTGGTGTTGCGCGTGTACCGGAGCACCGCGAGGTCGTTGCGCTTCTGCCCGCTGGTGCCGGCGGCTACCGTGGCGGTGGTGGTGCCGGTCAGGTGCACATGGCGGCCGTTCAATACGGCGTCGCCTGATTGGACGGCGATGGTGTTCGCGTTGCTCATGGTGGCCTTGAGCTGGTTGCCGGTGGCGAGCGCGTAGTCGCCGGGGCCTACGAGTCCGGCGTTGAATGCGCCTACGTCGTCGCTGCCGATGTGTGGTGTGCCGGCGAAGCCGGTGATGAGTTCGACTGTCATGTGTTCTCCTGACGTTTATGCGGTGCGTTTCCAGAGGCGGCCTCGGCCGATGGTGTCGGGGAGGCGTGTCCATGTGCCGCCGATTGTGTTGGGGTCGAGGTTGGGGGTGGTTTCGATGATCTCGCCGATGGGGTGGGCGGCCGTGAACATAGTGCGTGTGTTGGTGCGTTGCAGCAGGTTCGTGACCGCCCGTGCGAGGCCGTGGAGGGTGACGTATGTTTCCGCCATGGCCGGGGTCCCTTAGGCGAACAGGGCGTCGTTGGCCGCGTCCTGCTTTGCTTTGAACCGGGCGAGCCGGTCCAGGTCGATGACCTTGCTGGTGTTAGCCATCGTGTTCCTCCTTATCTGTGGTTGGTGTTGGGAACAGGTTGTCGATGTCCGCGTCGGTGGCGTAGACGATGCTCACGTCGCCGATGATCGCGTCCTCGAGGATGATTACCGGCCCCTCGTCGCACGAGCAGCCGTCCAATGCGCGGATCAATGCGGACTCCTTTCGGTGTCGCTCACGGTGGTTTCGACAAGCGCGGGCCCGGCGGCCAGGCGGGTCACGTCGCCCGAGGGGTCTTCGAGGAGCAGGTCCCACGCGCCCGCGCCCGCGGGCAGGCCTTGCGTGGCCTCGTCCGGGACGCGGATGGTGATGGTCCCGTCCGTGTCCAGGAGCGTGTAGGGGGGCGAGGTCGATGA